AGTCCCCAATAGGAAGCAGAAGGAAGAACATAGTTTGTTAGGTATATAGAAGAAGTAGTAAAAGTACGGGTAGGGTATTTAGGTTTAGCTGTGATTCTAAATCTCTGTTTACCTGTATCAGCGTACCTTCCTTTATTATTTTTTATATCAATAGTTGCAATATCAGTTGATAGTACAGATAAACTCCCTTGATTATACACTCTATCATCCCATCCAAATTCTAAAAATGGAGGATAAATTGTATTAGTATCTTTTCCAAAATACTTTAATCTGATAGAAGCTGAAGTGTAAAACTCAAAATTATCTTGTAGTTTAACTATAAATCCTTTATTAGGTAAAGTACCACTATATATCTGCTTTACCGCTGAGGTTATATTTATGTCTACATCATGAGTTGAGGATATACTATGTGATTGGAAAAATTCCATCGATTCACCGTTTGAAGCAGTATACCAGTTACCTCCTCCTTCGTACCCGGAAATAAAAGATGCTGTTGTGTGAGTTGCAAAGTTTGATGTTGGCCAAGCATTAAGTTGAGGTCCATTTTTATAAGTCCAACTTACTCCTGAGGTGTTTACAGGTAAGTCCCCGAATTTTCCTGTTCCGTTATCCCATTCCCCATTTCCAGGGATATAAATTGGGTATGCATTTAGTACATATTCTACAGGTAGTTCACTTGCTTCAGCTAAGTACATATTTAAACTTGCGCTAAAGTTTGTACTTCCTATCTCATTGTTAATTACATCATCAATCTCTGTACTAGAGTATTTTACTAATACTCGAGAAGCTTCTCCTAACCCACTAGTATCGGGGTATCCTCCTATTTCTACAATTTCGTCTTTACCGGCATTACCGGTAATTTGCTCTGTGTAGATAAAAGTATCTTTTTCTGGAAATAGTCTATAGATAGCCATATTATAGTGTTGTTGTTCTTCCTTTTATGTCTTGTTCTGGATATTTTAATTCAAATATCATAGTATCATACGAAGGATAAACTACATTATTTCTAGTTGCTCCTTTAATATCATATGCATATTCAGAATAATTACCTCCTTGTTTGTTTATAATTTCTACTTTACTTACAGTCTGAACTCCTACTACCCTGTCTAATATACTGTATATAGTAGAGATATTTACAGGCTGGTTTATATTCCATTTAGAAATATCAAAAAAGTTCTGCAATGCTAAGTTACAGTTTAATAATACGTCTCTACTATTGTAATTAGGTCTAACTAAAATATCATAATTAATTCCAATATTTACTACAAAAGCATCTTTTAAATTAAGAGCATCTGTAAGAGGCATGTAGTATGCCATATAAGTTCTTAAATTGTTTTTAAGAGTAGTAGTTGCTGGTATTAGTTTTTTATCGCTATCATAAGCTAGTACATACATAGACAACGCTAATGGGTTACTATCAATAATAGAATCTGTTACTGATTTAGTGCTTGTTAATTCGTCTTGAGTTACGAACACCTTTGCAACTGTACCAAATTTTGCATCTAAAGATAAAGCTCTTACAGTATAATCCTGTAGCGTTACAGTTCTTTTTTGTTCTGCAAAAGATCTAAGAGCATTTTGTCTAATCTCTTCAACTGTATCACCATCTTTACCTCCTCGTGCAGGTAGTGGGTTATTAAAAGCAAGAGTATTTTGGTAAGTTGTATCTACTGCTGTAGATGTAGCATTAAAACTTGTCAAAGTATTTGCCGGTACGTTTGCTTCAACTCCACCTCCAACTAAGTATTTTATAGTTAAGGTTGTGTTTGATGGAGCTAAACCGTATGTTTTAGTATATAGAAAGTTGGATGGATCGTATGCTTTATCTATAGTAGATATTCCTTGTAATGTACCCATTCCTACATTAGTAGGGTCTGGGGTAAATATACTATCATCCGTACCTGTAGTTCCTGCTCCAAACTGTACTTCTAAGAAACCTTGAGAATTAAATCTAGTTACAAATCTCTTAGGGACTTTCTGTAACTGTATAGAATTAGGTACTTTATCAGAATCAGTTCCTACGTTTGTTTGCTCAACAAATACGGAATCTTGACCTAAAAAAGGTACTTCATACCATTTTGTTACATCGTCGTTAGAACTATCTGTTATTTCTAGTATTCCAATAATATTAGAATCTTCAATAGTGATAGTTGAGAATTTCTCAGCAGTAGTATAGGTTTGAGTTAATGTTTTTACTGCACCGGAAAAAGCTTTGATTTTTTTAGTTAATAAAAACTCTGATGGAATTCCGTTTGATATTTGACTTATCACAATATCTGTTGGATCGTATGAACTAGAATAACTAAAATCTACCTTATTTTCAACAAAAAAGTTAGTATTTCCTGCTGCATTAGAGGTAATAATAGCGTTTTCGTTTACAGTCAATGCTTGATCCCAGTTTGGGGAATTAGTAGATGGTAGAGCGCTTACATTCTGACTTACTTCTAATTCTACTTCAGCTACGTTTGTCACTTTAGGTCGATAACCCATCATGTATGCCATGGTGTATAAGTTACCTGGATCTTTAGCGTACTGTAAAAATGTCTCTTGAAGTTGAGTGTCTTGATAGAAAGATAAAACATCTCCTACGTATGCAGCCATTTCAATAAACATCATTCCAGGAGAGGTCGGAGAAAAGTCATTATATGTATCAGGAAAATAGTTTTTTGCAAATTCTATTAATTCCTGTTTGTAATCAGAAAATTCTCTAGCTACGTATTTTATATCTCTAATTTCTGCCATTATTGTTCAAAATTAATTACTACCTCATCTTCTATATTTGTATCTTGGATAGCATATTTAAGTAATAACGTAACTGTATTTGTGTCTGGGGTTCCTAATACTTGAAAATCTGTTGGAATAACTCTTGGAAAGTATTCTGTCAATCCTTTACGTACGGTAGATTTAACTCTATCTACCAAATCTTGATTAATATTTTCAAACATCAAGCTTCTTAAGATCGTACCAAAACCGGGGTTTAAGTACCTTTCTCCTTGGCCCGTCAAAAAATAGTTTATAAGATTAGTCCTTATAGCATCTTTTGTTTCGTAGGTAGCATTAAACACCGCTCTTCCGGATAATGGTAAAGATACTCCTACAGCTTTTCTTGGCTGCAGGTCTAAAGGGTCTATTTTTCTACGATTAAATGCCATATTAAGCTACTCCGTATTTTTGTTTATCTTTTTCTACAGATTTTTTATATACTTCTCCTGCTTTTTTTACAAAATCAAATTGAGATATATCTAAGCCCGGTTGATTTCCTCGTTGAGTCATTCCCATATTATTTGCCATCATTGAAGCAAAATTGGGTTTTTGAATCATATCTGAAGTTCCTGTATATATGTTTTTATACTCTTCTGATGTCATAGATGCTTTTGTTTGGTTAAGCATTTCCATGATAGGATCTTGTGACTTACTTATTGGTTTTGCTACATCTGTTGTAGGAGTACCTATTCTGTTTTCATAAGCTGTTTGTTGAGGCTGTTGAACAGGAGTAGATGCTACTCTAACTGCTTCATTAAGCATTTCCTGTAACTCCTCCTTAACAGCTGCTTTTACCTCTTCTCGTATGATTTTTCTTAATTGATCGAGTTTCATAATTATAAATAGTTGTTTTATGGAAGTTGATTATCTATTCTGAATTTTAATTCATCTAATAGTACTTTTGTGTCTGAACTAAAAGATGGTTGTCCTCTGAGTATTATAACTCCGAGATTGTCTTTAGCTACTGCTATCCTTCTAGGAACAGGTCCTTTACCTTGAGTTTCTTGTATAATTGCTAATGTATAGTTTCTTCCATTAGCCCCAGTATAAAAATACTCTTGACTAGGAGTTCCTTCTGAACCTGTATTCTCTAAAGGTTGGATTTTGTTTAATAATTCTTTTAATTCATCCGATGTAGCACCAGATGCTTGTTCTGCTATACAGTCTTGAGATTTATCATTTACGCTTTCTAATAAACTTCTGACATTATTTAGACTAGGGCCTACTCCCTTTACTAGGCTTTCTATAGATTCAACATCTCCTTCTAAATTTTCTAGAAGACGACGTATATTATATAACCTATCTGCAAGTGAGGTCAGTTGTCCAGAAGTTTTAGCTGATATTAACCCTCCAAAATCCTTAGCTGGAGGTGTTCCTATAGCAACTGGTGTAGGATTTACTTTTAGAAGCCTGAGTATTATATTAGCTGCTTGTATTGCTCTTTTTAAATTAGTTGCAAAAGTTAAAAATTTATTAGATTTAATTTGAAATTGATTAACTCCTCTCAGTAAAGTGTTTCTAGTATTTATAATACTTACCAGCGTATTGTTATCAGGGCATTGATTAGAAAATTTACTTAACATCCTATTAGCTTCTAATTGGATTCTTGCTTCTAACTCTCCTTCTATACTTCCAAGTTGAGTTGCAACGATTGCCGATATTTGTGATGTTATTGCCATTACTCTGTAAATACTTTTTTAGATTTCAGTTGAGAAGGTCCATTAGGGTTTATTAAGTTTTTCAACTGCCTGATAACAGGTTGGGCTTGCTTCCCTCTTTTATTAAGTAATGGTATAGGATGACCTTTAATAGTTTTAGCACTTGCCATATCTTTAGCCATCCCTTCTAAAAGGGTTAGAACATTCTGTAAGAACGCTTCTGTTTGGTTTCCTAATAATACAGCCTCTCTATTACTGTCTGATGAAGTTCTAGCTTTTTCTCCTAAGTAAATTATTGGAGCATCTAAACAAAGGTAAGAAGAGCCATCTATATTTATAGACCCTTCAGTATTTAGTCCAATACTTTTTACACTAGAGAGCTGTAAGTCATGTTCTTTTGCATTGAGATAAAGTCTTCCTCCGTTAATTATTACCTGATTTCCTTTAAATTGATCAGCTTTAGTTGGAGCTTCATCCCAAGCTTTTCTTTTTTCACTAGCCTGCTTAAGAGGTATTTTATGATCTGATACTAGATATATAGAAGAGCTGTCTTCATTTACATCTTCTCCTATAGTAGTAAAGCCATCTTCTGTTTCTTTTTGGCCATTGCTTAAAATAATTATAGGTTTACCTAAATTACTTGAATCTACCCAGGGATTAGAAAGGGACTTACCACCGGTAAATCTAAGAGACTGTCCTTGTCTACCTTCTATTTGCAAATCTCCAGGGCTAGAGCCAATAGGATTTACTGTTCCTAATTCTACAAACCGACTACCTTGTGAAAAATCTATATCTAAATTAGCATTAGTATCTGGGTAGAAATTGTTGTTAGCATTGTTCCAGATATTAAGAATTTTTGTATAGTACTTTCTTGATTTACCTATAAAATCCGTATCTGAAGGTACTGGTAGTGATTCTACTTGTACTATTTCTCCAATTAAGGGGACTGTTTTTATTTGAGCTTGTTGTTGATAAGCAAATGGAAGATCTGTAGGGCTTTGTTCACTAGCAGTTGAAGTAAGGGGCTTATAGAAAACTCCATTTATAGATATTCCTCCACCTCTACTTGTGTATTGAGGATGGGATTCATCTAAAATTACATCAACAACCCTACCGTAGTAGGTTGTTTTCCCGCCATTGCGAGATTGGGAGGCTGTTCCACCTCCAAGAGATGTATTTAGAGATAAATTATAACTCATCTTCTTCTGTATCCTCTGCTTTTTGCTCTAATTCTTCTTGTGCTTTCTCTGATTCTTCTAAAAGTTCTTGAAGATCTGAGAAGTCAAACATGTCATTATCTCCTCCTTTAGCTTGAATTGCTTCTATTCTTTGAATAACGGTAGCTAATTTTATAAGGTGTTCATCGTTTTTAACTCCAATCTCCATATACTCTTTAATCATAGGTACAAGAAGAGTAGCATCTCCTATATTTTCAATAAGAGGTTTTAACTCTCCAATTAATCCTTTAACTTGAGTTTTAGTTTCTCTAGAGTTATTGTAAATTTCTTCGAAGAGATTCGATAATGTCTTGCCTTTAAATATTTCTTTATCCGAATCCATATGTTTTTATAATAAATAGATTATAGTTCTTTTATTATAATTTTACCTTTTTCATGATACCTATGGTATATTTCATAAAAGTCATCTTTTAGTATAGATATAACTTTGGTTAGATGAGGAGTCTCACAGTCGGTCATCTCTCGTATATAAATGTAAAGTGCTTTTTTCTTAAAGATATCTAAGTCGTATCTGGACTTAAATATAGTAAGTACAGCGTCTGCTATTTGTTTTTCACTATCTTTATTAAATAGTTCTTCTAATTTATCGTAAGTTTTCTCAACCCACATATCTAAGAATTGACTTAAAGTAATACCTCCAGGTAGTTGAATATCTAAACCACCTTCAAAGGATTCTTCCATATCATCAAAAGACCCTATTTGTTTAAGCTTCTTATAATTTTTATTGTTATAGTTTATTAACCACCTCTTAACTATTGTTCCAAAATATGAATATGCTTTTGCTCCATTAGTGGAGTCAAATTTCATTATTTTTTCCTCTAATAACATAGAAACAACCTCGTGTTTGAGGTCTTCTATCTGCTCTACATCTGTATAGTAGAACTTAAAGGTGTGTATAATATTTTCCGCTAATTTATAAAATGGTAAATATATATGATCGGTAAATATCTTAGCTCTATATACTGAATCTATTGAATTATTATACCTTACTATGTATTCTTCTGTTTCTTTTGTGAAGTAGTTACTACTAGCTTTCTTTCTTGCCATAATTTTCTGGGAGCATATATCGGTCTAGCTCTTTTTGTACGTTTTGCATTTGCTCAAAAAAATAACCGACCTCATCATCGCTTTGAAATACCCCTTTTTCATCTAGGCTTTGTAGGTGCTTTTGTGAATCTACTATTAAATTAGATATATTTTGAAGATAGCTTGTCTGATTCACTGTGATATCTTCATATCTTTCAACTTTTATAAGGAGATTGCGTATTGCAATACCTAATGTAACTACTATAATACTTAAAAATATTACTGCTATTAACATGCTTATAGATTTTTTAACATATTTGATAATCCTTCTGAAGAATTTACTTTCTTACCTGTAGAGGATTCTATTTTTTTAGCTTTTGGTGCTGAATTCCCTCCGCTTTTTTTCCATAAGTCATACTCTACCTTAGAAGCTAAAAAATCTGCTGTATGTAGAACTGAAATGATAGATGTTTTCTGTCTAGAAGACTCTATATTACTGAAAAAGTATGCTTCATTAGCTTTATCGAATACTCCATCATGTAACCTAATTCCTAAAAATTCTTTCTGACTAACTTTAATTCCAAATTTTTGAAGAATAAATAGAGAGCGATCTGGAATAAGCATAAAATCTAGTTCTGAATTGTATGTATACATCTCTGAAAGCTTATCTTGACGCCATTTATCAGTCTGAGGTATGTAATTTGGACGATCTCCATCGCCTATCTTACCTAAATCGTGAAACAAAGCAGCAAAAACTAACTCCTCTTCAGTATAGTCAACAGTCCCGCCCATTTTTTCATATAATTTATGCTGTTCTATAGCATATTGTACTACTCTATTAACATGATCCACATAACCGCCAGGAAAAGCATTATGGTACCATGTTTTGGAACTAGCAGGAGCCATAACATATATCTCCGATAAGTGATCTAACATAGCCTTAACTTGATCTTTACGATCTGTTATATAGTGATCTACTATCTTGATATGTTTTTCCCAATTACCTTGTATTTTTTCTGCCTCTAACATAACTAATCTTGAGTTTCCCTATTTAAAAGAGTAGTGATATCCGATAAAAGGCTATTAACCTTATCTAGATGAATGTAAGATGATTCTCTATCATTCACCCCTATCGTATAATTAAGTTTTTTCAATTCGGATTCTATTCTACCTAATTTTGTATTAATTGATACTTTATTTCTCATATATATAATTTATTATAGTATTTAATTTATATTTTTATTTATTATTTTAATAATCTAATTAATAATATTACTAAGGTAATAAAAAAAATTCGAATAAGCAACTATTCTATGATAAATTTTTCTTCAAATAATTGAGACTTACTTTTTGACCCTCCATCCCAATATATTTCTGCCTGAATAGTGATAGTATCCCCTATAAATTCGTTGGGAATAGGACCTACGATACGTTTTCCCCATTTTTTACTAGGTAAACTTGGAGTATATTCGTTGTTTTGTGTAGAATTATTAAGATAAAATGTAGTAGACTGAACTAAATCCATTTCAACTCCATTAGGCATAATCCAAAAACTGTCTGATATAAAAGCAGCTTGTACTACCCCCATATCATTATAGTAGTAGTAAGGGTCAACATCATCTCCTTCTACAAAAATATCGAATCGAGGTAAATACTCTCCGTTAAAATCTAAATCTACATGATAATACCCGTTAGCATCTTTTGGAAAAGGTATATATAAAGCTCCATCGCAATTACCATCAGGACATAGTGAAGGATTTATATCTTCTTCTGTACACGATACGGTAAAAGCCGTTAGTAATAGTAAAATAATTCTTAAATATCTCATAACCTTTTTATTTATATATACAATATACGAAAAAGTAAGTTAGTAACCAACTTTTTTTAATGTTTTTTCAGGGGAGGATAGGGGTTTAGTAAATAGCGAAGCCCGCCGCGCAAACGCGCGAAGTTCGCCCGCGTTATTTCTTCTCTCTTCTACGAGTATTTTTAATGTATCTGCTTAATACCTTTACTAATTGACCAGTAGGATTATGGGCTAGATAGATAAAACGAGAGGGACGCTCTCCTGTTGTGTTAAACGAATAGAATTGCATGTTGTATTAGTATATTTTCGGTTGACCAGCTTGAAATAAAGATCCAATCTCACGGATGGTATCCATTGCTATAAATATATCGATTTTAAACATTTCACGGTCGTTTTCATGTCGGGCATGAAACCTCTCTTTTTGAAAGAATTTATGAACCTGCTGTTCGACTTTCATACCTGTTCCTTGTTTGACCGGTAAAGCAAACTTTACCTCCCATAGATCCACCGTACCGGTGCCGTTGATTTGGTTGACTCGATGTTCGGGTGTGTTTCTAGTCATACCTATCTTGACTAAGTCCGGATATCCTTTATTAGTAAGAGCGTATACATATTCAATGGAATCCTCTACTGTAGATGTACTACTGGTATTCTCGATACCTCTCAGATACTTCCATTCAAATGTGTATTCATTTATTTTAGTAGTTTTCTCTATTAGGTAGCGAGCATTGAAATGCTCTGCTATGTTCTGAGATTGTACATGACGGGCTTTGGTTCGTAGTTGATGAAAGTTAGCTTGCCACTCCTTAGCTTTTTTATGATATCCTTGATCATCTCCTGTATCGAAGATGAAAAGTTTACCTTGATCCTCTAATTCTAAAGCTTTTTCAAATGTAATAGTATCTGTTAACATAACCTTTAATTTAAATTTATTCTTCTATCTCTTCTTCTACCCCGTTGAGTGTGTTGATAAAACTCGTAATGACCGTAGGCCATAAGATAATACAGGCAATAACTTCGAATCCTCCTAAGATAGGCCTATGCATAGACCATAACACAATATTTAAAAAAATTGAAAGGATAAATCCGAAAACTCCGTAGTAAAGTATAAATTCTAACATAATAAATAATATAACCGTTTTATAATTAAATATAAGAAATTAAATTAGAGTTTCCAACTTTTTATTGATTAAAAGGTCGGTATATTTTTTAATTACTGCACATTTTTCATACTGTTCTATATTTTGAAAATAATATAGTAGATCATTTAAAGCATCTAAAGATCTATCTAGTTCAAAATCTGAGCCTATCCTATACACTACATCCATCTCTACGGGGGATATTCTATCTAGGTATCCGAATAGTTTACGGAAATACTTAAGTCTAATGCTCTCTCTCACTCTTTTATACTCTTCTGGATGTCTGAGTGAGTACATCTTATCGATTAAATAGAAATTCTCTACTCCTGTAACAACCATTCCTATTAGTACATAAGGATTATCTAAGAGGTCTTGAACATTGTTCTCTTTGTATATTTCTTCATCTCCTTGTTCAAAGATAGAGAATAAAGTATGTGGGTCTAATTTCTGCACCTTATAGTTGCTTTAACTATAAATAGTTCATATCTTAGGTATATAGAAAGCACCATAAAGCTACCAGTACGATAAGTACGTCCATATATAGCCTTAATAGTATAGGCCCCATTAAATACTAATAGTTCATTGACATATTGAATAATACCCCTATATAGAGAAAAATTTGCAAAAAAATTTTCCTTAGTATTGTTGTTTTATATACAAAAAAGTCTTATATTAAACATATGAACGAAAATGGTTATGTTATGAGTAATGAAATTAAACTGATGATTGAAATTACTATCATCTTATTACAATTCTATATAGGGGCGGTAGCATTATTAACTCCGGAGAATCTACATTTAGGACATTATGTGGTAGTAGTATTCGTTAGTATTCCTACAATAGTATCGTTAGTTAGGGAAAGACTTAAGTAATATATACATATATACCACTATATACCGAAAATCTATCAGATATATACTAATAGGTATGGCTCTCCCGACGTCTCTCACGCCGCTATAGGGAACAATACTGTCAGTGTTATATAAGGCTTACATCACCTTGCCATCAGACGGAGATTAGGCCGAGATAAACTCGACCATATCCTCATACCTAATCTTCTTCACTATCTTATCTCCTAATAAGTAAGTATATAGGGTAACCATTTTAGTACCTATCTTCTCTACATTCATTATAGAGTCTGAGATTATTACTCTTTGCTCATCACTTGACATTCTATACTCTTGTTCTAATGCTCCGAACTCTACACTTCCAGGGCTATACTTGTAAGTACTGTTATTAAAAGTGTAAGGAAGTGAAAATGATTTACCGTCTAAGAATTCTTGTTTTGTCATAACCTTTATTTGTTTTAATTAATATATCTAAATATACGAAAAAAGGAATTAGGAAGCAACTAACTCCCTAACTCTTTCATTCATTAAATCTTCTAATTCAACAGCAAACTTCTGCTTATCTAGCTCTTCTTTAGTCCAGCCATCTCCTGATAGCTTAACACTATCCCAACTACTGATATCATATCCTCTAGTATCCATTTGTAATTGAAAGCGATGGCTTTTATAATCAGCCCAGAATTCGAAGTATTGAGCTTCTCTTTCAATGTTGTAAGCATCAAACTCCTGGATTAGATGATTGATTACTCTTTTAGTAGTTTCTTTTTTTAATTGCGTTTTAGTCATAACCTTTATTTGTTTATTAATATATCTAAATATACGAAAAAAAAGAATAGGAGGCAACTAAATACCTCCTTTTCTCTCAACAATAATTAAAAACAAACAATAAAAATTAACTAACAATAATATCTTTATTCCAGCTTACTAGATGAGAAATCTTATCCATTCTCACTTTCTGAAAATTAAGAGTTCTAGACTCTAATTCATATTCATTCTTTTCTTCATTCCAGGAATTATTAACAGTCACTAATTCAATATCAGCACTCTTTCCGGATTTAGTTTTATCCGTTACTTTAATCTTCTTTATGTACCTTACATTCCAATCAAATCGAATATCTAAATTAGGAAGTCTATATAAGTTCTCCTTATCAACTTTAAACTCTAATCCATCATTATGAATCTGAGCCATCAAAGCATTATCCTCAATAGTACTAATTTCAGAATTCATTTCTCTAACCTTCTTCTCTAAATCCCAAATCTCTTTTCTCAATTTAGATAGTTCAACCTTAAAGCTAGCACAAATAGAATTATATTCAGCAATAATATCATCCTGAAAATCTAGAATTACTTGACCAACATTACCAATCAATACCATTCTATTCAATTCAAATTCACTATTAGCATTAGTAGAGTAAAAAGAAGTTTCAATAGAATCAGCTTCATCATCCCTCCAACTTTTAGGACGGACAGAAATAGTCATCACTTCTTTATGATAGTTATAGTCACTATTAAATCTCTTAAAGTAGACATAAGTATCTGATGCTTCAATCGTATCATCATCAACTAAACACTCACCAAAATATTTTAGATACATTCTAGAAAGCTCATCAGTTTTAGATTCCTCTACTTTACTTCTTTTAACTTTTAGCTCATCTATCTTCTTGTCATTCGAGATAACAGCTTTTTTGATAATTTCAATTTTTGTCATAACCTTTATTGTTTTTTAATTATATCTAAATATAAGAACTTTCTACCTCTCTAGCAACTTTTTCTAATAGATTTTCCCTATAATAGGTAACTTTATCAAATCCCTTATATCTCCCTTCAGTTCTCAATTCCATAGTAAAATGAGTAGGAATATTAGAAACTTTATTTCTTTCATAATCACTCAATCCTTTCGGAATCTCTTTATACTTCTCCTTATCGACAGGAGGATCTAATTTTTCCATATTCTAAATATACGAATTATTATTCAATTATACAACTCCATTAGTACCGGGATTTTCGTCTCCATAATATTCTAAAAAGATTACATTATCTTCTTTATCATAACTAATACCTAAATCAAAATCATATACCTCATTACAATCTCCACTATATCCTCCAGTATCTAAAGTATGATACATTTTTACTTCATTAGGACTTTCTATTCTATCTAATTGAGATAA